TTTATGATAAAGTTCATCACGCATTATAAGAACCCACGCAACATCGGAAAACGTGCAAAGGTATATAGCTCACCTGTTTTATTTATATTTAAGCTTGGTGCTTTTGCTTGAAATACTGAACCTTGTTCGTTAAATGTAAAGCTCTCTACTTCTAGTGTTACTACAAATAATGGCGCAGTTAAAACGTCTGACCTATATGTACGATAAATCAATACTGGCTTTTCACCAAACCCATCTGCTGTTGCTACTGCGTCTAATTCGGTTGGCAGTATCTCACCTAAATCGCCTAGTGTTATTTTAAATGACTGGTCTAAGTTATCTCTTGTTTCAGCTGCGTCTATAGCTAATGGATAATATGTAAAAGCAACACTTGCACCTGTCTCTGTGGTTGCTGTAATGCCATTGGTTGCATTTCTTACTACTCGATAGGTCTGTGTGAAATCGCTATGCGACAGCTCTATAGTTTCTAGCTGCACTATGTTGCTGTCACTGTTTAAATAGAACTCTGTATAATTACTCATTTAGATAGCTCGGAAAGTCTGTGTTTATGATGATATCTATATCATTTTCGCTTGGCGGGAACAAGGTCGCATAGTTTTCGCCGTACTCTGGGTATAAGACAAGTGCAATTAAATCAGTGTCTGTGTCTCTTGGTTTAGCATTTAACTCTAGCTGTGCTTGCACCCTAAAGAAGCCATCTGCATATCTTGATGTAGATAGGCTGTCTGGTATAATGCGTGCGTCGTATTCTTCCAGTGTGCCATAGTTAATAGCTAAGTCTATTTTAAAGCTTGTTGTTCCTGCAGCTGTAGTTAATTTATAGAACTCTCTAAAGTCTGCATATTCTGTTGTGTTTAACACCCAACTAACATTCGCAATCGTAGCTGCATCAATAATATCACGTCTATATCGACTTGTGCCGCCCTCTAATGGGATTGCTATAGTTTCTTGTCGTGTGTCTAAACTGTATGATGCTTGGTTAGGTGTATAGTTTAGCTTATATGGCGTGCTTGGTGTTCCTGATGCCGTTAATGGCTTTGCCTTAAGCTCTAGGCTAGCTGATACGGAATAATCTGTAGCACTCACTGCATTTGTGTTTATGCTGTCATCAAGGAAATATGCTGTGTATTGCTCTAGTGCTGTCCCATCTATAGCTAGGTCAATCTCAAAAGGTAATGAGCCACTTTTGGTATATAATGCATAAAATGCCTTGAAGTAATTATAGCCACCTACATCAAATGTCCACTCTACTGATACAACAGCTGCAGGGTTTTTAATGGTCTGCCTATACTTACCAAGTCCACCTTGCATAACTGCACCAACTGTCTCAGCACGTTCAGTAAATCTATAACTTGCGCTGCTTGGTGTAATAGCAAATTTAGTCATGTCTTAACGCCTTCGCTGTGTACTTGTTTTAGTCGCTAATGTTTTACTCACTCTGCCGTTGGGATTAGATAGGTCTGATGCAATTACTCTAGGTGCTTCACGCTGTACTGTCTGGCTTGCTACTTCTCTTGCTATTATACGCACGTCTGTTTCGCTAATCTTTTGCACGCTAATGTTAGAGCTGCCATAATTCTCAACAGTAACGTTAAGCCGACCACCACCTAACATGTTATTCGGTGTAATTTTGCCCATGCTGTTATTGGGCATGTTTAATATTTCTGGGCCACGCTCGCCAACTAAATAACTTTGTCCACCTCTTACTTGTCCACCCAATGCTCTTGCGCCTGTTGCACTTGTCGATGCCGTTGCAACTGTAGCTAGAAGTGGTGCAGTGGCTGTTAACGCAGCTGTCAATGCAGCTGGTGCTGCTAGATAACCTGTCAACGGCACTGCTGCAGCTGATGCATAAGCTTGTATTCCAGCCATTGCCTGTGCAGCTGTTGCATTTGCTATCATTGCTGCTGCACCTGACGCTGCTGCTGACTTACCTAGTGCTTTATCCATCAAGAATAGTGTAAGTCTTTCAGCCGCCATCTGACCTAGTGCTGCAATTTGTGCTCTAGCCATGTCCTCAAATATACCAGAGACAACACCTTTAATACCTTCGCCGTCCATAATGACTTGCTCGAACGCTGAGCCAAAACCACTCTGAAATGCATTTACGCCTGATGCTGTAATATCATTAAATGTAGTCATTGCGTTCTGTGCATTCGCTAACCACAATGCCCAATATTCCTCATTTACTGATAGCTTTTCTATATTTGCTGCTGTCTCATTTACAATCTGTTCTTGCAGTCGCATTTTATCTTGTGCATCTGCCTGTGCTATTGCTGCATTGTAGTCATCTGTATACTGTTGCTGCAGTACCTTCTTCTGTTCTGCATATTTAACATCTAATGTGCTTAAGTATTCTTGCTGCCGTAAATATTCTTCAGCAGCTAATGTGCGTGCATTTTTAGTTGCTTTCATTTCATTTTCTAGGCGTTTTCTTACTTCCTTATCTTTCTCTATGGTCTTTTTTACTTCACTATCAAGATGCGCCTTAGTATCGGCCTCAATAATACCTGAAAGCCCACGAATTAAACCTGTTATGCTTTTCCTAATAGTTATGTTATCTTTTAGTGCATTGTTTATGTCAATCTGGTCTTGCAGCTGTTGCTTTTGCATAGGTGACAATGTGTCGTCTAAATCTATTGCTGCAGTTTTAACCCCTGATAACAGTTTGCCTTCAATCTGTAGCTTTGTTAATCTAGCTTCAAATCGCTTGTTAGCTGCTTTCTGTGCTTGCTCAACACGTTTATCATTTGCCTCTTGTGTCTTAGCATTCTTAATTCGTGTCTCTTGTTCTATTATTAAAGCTGCAGTTGTCGCGTCATATTTCTTTGTAAGCACATCAGTTCTAGTAATAAGTCCTTCCTCTAAGTCTGCTCGTTCTTTAAGCTTACTGATTAAGTCTGCAATTTCATTAGTCTGATTTGTAACACCAGTAACAGCTGCATCGTTCAACTTATTTAGTGTTGCTTGGTTAGTTGCTGCCCCAAGTATTGCATCTGCAAACCGTCTAAATTTATTAGTTATGTCTTTGCCTTCAAGCTCTACCAAACTTTTTACATAATCAGTAGCTTTATCAGCTGCACCCTCTTTACCTTCCTCTAGTGATTTAATTAATGGTATTAATGTTTCTAGCTGCTCTTTTTCAATGCCGTATGCTTCAGCGTTTTTAGCTAGTACAATATTATATGCTTCTTCTTTTTCTTTCGCGTTGCTTATCTTTGTGCCTAATACACTGTATTGATTACCTAGCTCGATTGCTATTTGTGACTGATTAGGCATTACCTTAACAAATTCTTTATTAAGTGCAGCAATACTATCTCTTGCACCTTTAGCTATATCAACTTTTTGTAATTCTAATGCTAGTTCACCAACTGAGCCGAAATTATCTATAAGCGTTTGCAATGACTTTGATAGTGTAACTGTGCCGTCTTTTCCTATATTGAAGCTTTCTGCTAACTTTTCATTCAGCTTAGTAAGTTTCTCAGTGTTCATAGCTGCGTTAGACAACATAGGTATAAGAACTGACGCAATGGCAGCTGATATACCGACAACAGCACCTAGTAATGGTGTACCTAACACAAAGCCTAAGTCGGCTGCTTGTACGCCAACTGCACGCATTGGGTTTTGCCCCATAGCTATTTGACCTGCTAACTGCTCGAACTGTACGCCAGCCATACCAGCTTTACGACCAAAGCCACTAACGTCTTTACCGCCTTTATCAGTATCTTTAGCTAACTCTTTAATCTTAGATTTAGTCTTAATCGCGGATAAGCCCATAGCTTCAAGCTGCTTTTGTGCTTTACCAATGTCTTTTGTGTCGACCTTAAATACTAATACTGCTTGTTCGGTGGCCATCTGTTTAACTCCTCACCCATGTATCGGGTCAACTTCATAATAGCTGTAACTTCCCAAGGGCTTAATGAAATGCCAGTCATTGTTACGTATGCAGCAAGCTCATTATAACTAGGTTCACGCATTTCGCAAAATAAAGTCCATAAGCTAAGCAGTTCGCTTCGCAGCTCTGGTGCGTTACGTAGCTCAGCTGGTGTTTTACCTGTGCTTTTCTCTACCTGCTTATATGTATCAAAACGACTGATGTCTGAGCCTTTTGGCCTTTGCCTTATGTAGTTAGCCCACCGACCATAGGCTACAAAGTCGTCAATCAGTCCTGCATAAAATTTTCGCCATTACCTATAAAATGTAACAGCTGCTTTACGACGTCTGGTGCTTGCTCATATAAATCCTTAGCTGCTTCAGCTGTAAACTTAACATCTTTGCCTTTATTAGCTAAGCCTCTCCAGTCCAGTGTAGCTCCTACAAGTGCTTCAATATCTAGTGCATCAAAGTCTATATCAATGTCCTCATAGGTCTGACCGTCCTTTAGATTAGAGCGTGCTGTAATTATTGCATTGGTTTGCTTTTTCTTTGCAGCTCTCCACACCTTACTGTCTGAGCCACAAACCTTTACATAAAAGTCTGTTGGTTCATTGGTAACGGGGTTAAGTATATTGCACTCAGCCCCGTTCTCATGTCGGCCTACTGTCGCTAGTTGATTAAATTCCATTAACCATCAGCCCTAGTTATTTTAATCTGTGTTGCATCACTTGTATTGTATAATGCCACAAATTCCATACCGATTGTAATAGCACCTTCACCTGACACATCTGGCTGTCCACTATTGTACTTAACACGTGGCAAGTCGATTGTGTATGAGTTACCATCTAAGTCTGTCAACACTAGCTGTATTGTGCTTTCTGTTTCATTTAAGAACTTCTCATATAATGTTTTATTCTCAAAGTACGTTGTAAGCGTGCCAGTTAATCGTGACTTGCCGATTGATGGTCGTTGTGTGGTTTGGCTACCAACTGCAAACAATGGCTCTATGCCGTTCTCTAGGCTCATCTCAATAGATGTAACTGATGCGATAGCTGAGCCACCTTCCTGTATTGAACCAGTAAAACTATCAAATGGCTTGTTTGTGCTATCAGCTGCATATGCTGAGCCTGTAATAGCCGCTGTACCGATAGACAAGTTCTGCCCTACAACACCAAATGTAGCTTCGACCATTGCATTAGGTGAAACAGATAAGCTTAAGGCATTAAACTCGCAGCCTGTATTTCTGTGCCACTCTGGTGCAGTTAAATCTGCAAACTTACGCTCGATAGTAAATGACCGTCGTGTTGTACCTGCTTTTAACACATTAGTGTTCCAAGTTCCGCATAAGACGGCTTCTAGTATATCGTCAAATGCTTCATATTCTAGTTCTGCCGTTACATCGCCACTGACTGACTTGTTACCATGCCTAAAGTCCTCAACTTGTCTGTCACCTCTAAGCTTTTCGCTCTCTATTCCATCTTTACTGATACCAAGTGATGTTCCAGTATTTCCAAATGGTTTAAATGCAGGTGTTGATGGTGTTGTTCCATATGTTGTCTCAGCAATATAGGCAATGCTGTGCTGCGCTCCGTTCGCTATTGTCATAACCTTGCTCCTGTGTAGGTTTGTGTTGAGACGGAAAGTGGAACGAAAAACCATGCTCCGTCTTGTATTGCAGGTGCGATACTAACCGACCTTACTCGCAATTTCAAATTGTTATAAGTTAGCACTGTTCCACGTTTAAAGTGGTCTGCTACGCTGTCCGTTAATGTGCTACGTCCAGCACCTCTAGGGCTTACAACATCTATTTGGTATATGGCTAATGTCTCATCTTTGCCATTCGCACCTAAGCTAACTTGCTGTGTCTCAGCTGGTATAAAGTTTGCACGCAAATACGTAGCATTACCCACTGGCTCATACGTTATATTAGGCCATGCAATATCATAGCCACCAGATAGTGTACTTAAGTGTGTGTCTAACGCAGCTTGCATATCATTAAAGAACGTACTCATCTTCTAGCCTTGCTCTGTGCTTTTGTAATGGCTTCATTGTAAGACAATAACACTTTTCTGACAATGCCTGTAGGTGCTTGTGTACTGTGGCCAAATTCTAACTCTACCGCATAAGGTAAGTTATTTGTCATGTAGAATGTATTGCCAGCTTGTAATGCCTCAACTGCTTTCATTAGTCGTTCTTGTGACTTACTGCCTGTTTTATCTTTGGCTTTAGTAACTCTAGGGCTTGGTCTGTCCAATGTTGATTGCCATGCTCCTCTAAATCTGCCTCCAGTGTAACCTCTTGGCTTCTTTGCTTTTGGATTAGCCTGATACTTTTTCCATAGCTTATAGTTACCAACTGGACTTGATTGTATTATGTCACTGCCCATTGCAAATATAGTGCCTCGCACCACGTCTGTATTTTGTAGCTGCAGCTTTTGCACTAACTGTTTAAACTCTTTGTCTGTTGTCTCTTTTGCCATTACTTACGCACCTGTAAGTTAGCCGCAACAATATCGCTGCCGTTCGGTCTTATCTCATTAACATTAATCACCTTAAATATATCGCTGCCAATAACCACTGTGTCATTTATCTCGTAGCTGTGACCTTCAGCAAGCATACGCCTGTCGCCCTGCAGCACTGTCTGTCCAGCTCTGTCTGCGTCTGTATAATCAAACACACAAGCATACTTCTTATATGTTGCCGTCGTCTGTGCTACTGAACCTGTAGCTGGATTGTATACGCCATCAGTTGTACGTGTAAACGTAAATTCCTCACCAAATCTAGTAATAAGTGCTTCTGCTGATTTCGTTATAGGTGAATAGTTATAACCTGCATGTGCCATGATTATGCACGCATTACTGTGTTAGGTGATTGTACTAACTTTCTTAACGCTCTTGTTAATGCGGGTGTCTGTCTTTGCTGTCCTGCAGTATCCTTATAAGTAATAGATATAACATCGACGCTTTCACTGACAACTTGCCTATCAATTGGGTCTTGCTTGCTGTCACCATCTATAACTGTTTTAACGGCCTCATATACTGCCACTTTAAGTTCGTCTGGTATTGTGCTTGCATCTAGTCCAAAGCCATCAATAACTACGTTAACTCTTGGCCACTGTAATGCTTGTGTCTCTGTTTCCTTAAATCCTATAAAGCTTAAGTCCTCAATGTAATCCATTGCACGCAAGATATATGCATTAACATGACTGTCACTACTATACGTGATTAACCTTGCATCTGCCCAAGCCTTAAACTCTGCTAGGCTAACATATGTATTAGCATTTGCAACGCGACTTCCATCTTCAACAATAAGTGTCATTGTCTAAGCCTTTTCGTAACCGCCTGAGCGATAGTTTTCTACTTCTGTGGGATGTACGTCTGCGGACTTGCCGTCTGGTCGTACCATTTTAACTGTTTTAGCCACTTTGGGCTTGGCAATCTTCTTTGCGGGTTTCTTCTTAAGTGCCATTTTATTTACCTCGCTATGTTATGTGTGAATAAAGGGACGGCAAATGCCGCCCCCTGTCATCAGTCTCGACTAACCGAGTAGTGTTGCTATGAAGTCTGGCTTCCAAGCTTTTACACCCCAAGCAACGGCAACTTCAATCATTGCCTTGCGATATCCTTTGTACATACGTACTTCGAATACCATCCCTGAGTGTGGGTCTTGCACTAAGATAGCGTCATCTGCAGTGTCACCGCCTTCTGGAACAGCAGGTGCCCTAACAGCTAATTCTAACGCACGTCTGTGCATTGCAATGTTTGCTGTATATGAGTTTCCGACTGTGATAGCGGCATTGTCTGCAGCGGCTGAACGTAGTCCAGTGTTACCGATTGTGAATGAGCCACCAGATAGTGCAGTGTTAACGCAATACTTATTGCTGTCACCATTGATTGTAATGATGTCGCCTTTAAGGATTGTACCTGAGCCACCATCTGCAGCAATTGATGTATCGCCAATAGCTGAGCTAGCGTCGTTTACAAGATAGCTAGTGCCAGTGCCTTTAGTATGTGACTGCACTTGTGCGCTCTCACGCATTGCTAACCCTTGTAGGTCAAGTAATACACCTTGTCTTAGCAAATCACTAGAACCTGCGTCTGAAACGCTTTGTAGTGTAGCTAACTGACGTAGGTTTGTACCTGCGACTGAGTTCATAATAAGTGAACACTGTCCGTCATTTGATGGCATACCATTATCAACTAAGATTTGACGTATTTCAGCTACGTCACCAAAGTTAGAACCGAATGGTGTAGTTCCTGCTGTACCAAATGCACGTGAAGCGTTCTTATAAGCTTCTGTTGCAAGGTCTACTTCAATCTCATTTGATAGTGTACGCATTGCCTGTACGAGTTGGTCGCCATAAACAGTCTCAAAACCAATACCATTGTTAAGATGTCTTACATCTTCTCCAGTGTAAGGGATTTGCACTGCACGTGACTTAGAGATTGATAGTGTTTTGCTATCTACTGTTTGGTCTGTTCCTTCTGGAATAGTCATGCTCTCTGCTACGTCAACAGCTGATGCTTCACGTGTGAATGATGCTCGAACTGTATCGCCTTTAGCAACTCTCTCTGAGCCGTCTGCGTTGATTGTTGATGCAGGGATAAAGCCTACTAGCTCTCTACCTACGACGTCTGCAGCCTTATATATATCAGCCGCCAAGTTTGTTAATACGTTAGCCATTTGCGGCCTCCTATGTTAAATTAATCGTTAGTTATTTTGCCGCCTGACTTGATATAATGCGCTCTTTGACCTTGTGACATGCCATCGAAGTCATTACGACTTATCTCTTTACCACGCTCGGCACTACCTTGCGCTCTTGTGGCACTGCCACCTGATGATTGTGAACCATCAACTAAAAAGGGATAATTAGTTTTTATAGAACCTGTTAAGTCCTCCAGTGTTGATACAGTTAATGCACCAGACTGGTCTGTCACCCTTAGTTCGCCATCAACAATAGTAAGCCTCTGGCTTATCTGCTGCTGTAACAATTCTGCTCTGCCTGTGTCCTTAGTTAGTCCACTTGCAATCTTACCTGCTTCACCACTAATACGACTTCGCGTTATATCAGTGTTCATTTTCTCAATTGTCCCACGCAACGTATCGGCTTCTGCCTTTTGCGCTTCGAACAACTGCTTATAATCGTTCTCTGCCTGAGCCTTACTTTCGGCTTGGGCTTTTGCTTCGGCTTGAGCTTGCTCACGCTCCTGTTGCGCTCGCTTTTTCTCACCTAATAATTCGTCTACTTTAGACTTCAATCCTTTTGTTTCGTCGTCTAGCTTACTCTTTATAGCCTGATTTACCTTTTCGGACAAAGCATTTTTTACATCGTCCTCTAGCTCAATTCCTTCAAATAGTTCATTAGTCATGCTGTAACCTCCAGTTTGTTAGCATTATGTGGCTCTGCCACGATTAGTATTCTACCCCAATAGTTTCTGGGTCTGTTTCTATATAAGGCACATTAGTATCAATTGCATCTAAAAACTCCTCTATAAACCACTCTTTTGGTTCTGACCAATTTGCTCCATATATTATTGGCTCATAGCCAAATTTATCTTTGTGCAATAAGACTGCTTCGTCATATGTTGTTTTTATATTTGCCATTTTATCTCCTCATCAATAATATTTTAGATAGTCCTCTAATATGTCCTCAAATGCCTTAAATAAATTAGGGAACATTTTACGTGCCTTCCTTGCAGCAGGGGTATTGTTTTTATGTAATGCCCATAATTGTGCAAATACTTCTTTTTCTTTCATGCCTTTAATTCTAAAATACCTTACACCATGCCCACTATGTGTTCGACTATGGAACTGCCCTAAGCTCATTGCGTCTAGTATGTCATCAATTGCGCCCCAACCATAACCAGTATACTCATCTCTTTTCTTAAATGTACGATAACCAGCACGCTGACTAGCAACTTCCTTCCATGTTTCTTTCTGCCAAGCTTTACCAAAAGCAGTTTTCTCACTTTTATTTTTCCAAAGTGCTTTACGGTCACTTTTAAATGCTTCTATAAATCGTTTATCCATCATTGATACGTAGTATCTTGTGTCAAGGTTACTTATGCTATCATCTAGTTTATGTTTATCCATAAAGACTGTTTTATTTCTACTTAATATTCCCTTTTTGTAGCCAGCAATGCTTCTTTCTCTAGCTGCTCTCCCTATCATATCGTCAATAAAGTGACCATACTCATGCGTCATAACTGCCTTGCTTTTGTCTAATGTCCCTTGTTTTATGTTAATTAAACTGTCATTACGATTATAAAAGCCACCCTTTTTACCTAAATTAAATGCCTTCAACTTAGGTGCTTTAGCCGCGACCTGTGCAGTCAATGTTGATAGGTTTGGTAATAACGCATTATACATATCTTTCTTTATCTTATCGTCTACACGTGTCTCCTCGAATAACTCTTTTAATACCTTCTCTATAGGCGTTGCTTTAGGTGTTACAACAGCTGCTTGTACTACTTGAGCTAATGGCACGCCTCCAGCGCCTCCAGTGCCACCCATGCTGCGCTCTAATGCGCGTAATTGCGCTAAGCTTAATGGTCTGCCATTTGCATCAACAAACTTATCTAGTTTAACCTTACCTGACCTAAATATACTGGCTTTGCCCTTGCCTAACACTTCGTCCTGAAATGCTTTAGGCTGCGTCCTGAGCCACTTTGCATAATTTGTGTCGTCACTAACCAGCTTAGCCTTGTTATCAGCTCCTACGCTCGGCCTAGTGCCTTTAACGTCCCTTCCTAAGTTAAATTCTGGCTTTACTATATAACTTATAGTGCTTCTGCAGTTAAAGTGTGCTGGTGGCTTCGGGTTCTTCTTTAAGTCCTTAAATATCTTACCATCCAAGCCCATACAGATAAGACTGGTGAAGCTGTCCAGTGTGGCAACCCATTTGTAGTGGCTAATGACGTCGCTGTTCTCACGCATAGTAGTCGTCCTAGCTACTGTGCTAACGCGATTGATTATAGTCCTAGCTAATGTGGCTGCTTGTCTGCGCTGCGTCATACCTATTGCGACAATTGCTTTGGTTATATTACTTGTTGTGCTTCCTTTTATAATGCCGTCGCGTATCTGCTGTATTATCTGCGTCTGTTTCTTAGTGTCAAAGTTCCTGAGTGCATTAGCTATTGTATAACCCTTGTTCGGCTCCAGCTGCATAACATCAGTAAACATTGCAGCCTCTAACAGCTGGGAACTGGGCAAGGTAAAATTGGCATAGTTACCGACGTTCTGTCTTAGCAGCTCAGTGTTAAACTCTGCCTCATAGTTAGCAAAGTCTATTATCTCGCTATATAACTTAGCCTGATAGTCATCTGACAGACGTGTCATGTAGTTCTGCATGTCTGTTAACTGTGCTGATAGTCGTGCTTGCGTGTATACTGTGTTGTCACCACGTCCTAGCTCACTGCTTATACCTCGTATCAGTCTCCTTATGTAAGCCTCAGCCTCACGCTCACGACCTTTTGCATATCGTTGCACGAATATCTGATGCCTTATAAATGCACTTTCTAGCGTATCATTAACGCTCATAAGCTATTTCTTTTTGTATTGCCTTGGCTTTGCTTTAGTCTTGCTTGGCTTTGCTTTAGCTTTATTAGCTGTCTTACTTTTGTTTTTATACGGCATAATTTCTCACCATTTTTCCTTCGCTGACCAGTATGCTGCGCTCATTTTACCTTTTGCTATGTTCTTAGCATGTCTTGCCTTAAAGCTTGCTCTACGTGCCTTAGATGCCTTGCTTTCACCCTTTCTAGCTGGTGAACCCTTAACACCTTGCTGTCCAAATCGTATTATCTTTTCCTTGCCACCTTCACATGCTTTTACGACGTGTGATTTGGTTGCATGACTAGGTGTACGTTTCGGTGTGTTACACTTCATTTTAGACTTATCGATTTGCTTAGCCATGTTTCTACTCCAGTGGTGACAAGTCACCTAGCTCATCACGCACATCATCTAGTGTGCGCTCTGCATCAATTAGGCCACCTGATTTAAGTCTGTCAAATATATCTTGGCTACTAACTATCTGTCTGTCCAACAATGTCACTAGGCTCATTATTGTTTGTGGGTCAACGGACTTATCGTAAAACTCTCTATTGATTGTAAATACGCAGTCATCAGTTGGTGCACCCATATACTCACCACACCAATATATACATGTCTTAATAGCTGATGATAAGTTACCAACTATATCACCAAGCACGCTGTTCTCTGATGCAAAGCGTATTCTAGCCCCTTCAGCTGTCTCATTGCTTCCCCTGTCGGTTATTATACGCGCACCAATGGCAACCATTTGCTGCTCTTTAGCGTTCATAGCTTCCATGACAAGATTATTAGGGTTTGCTTGCAGTAGATTAGCACTACCAGTCTCGCCTAATACATGTCCAGCACGACTGCCTATCTTTATGCCCTCTGGGTTATACTCGCTCCATTGCTCTTGTGTTAGGCTGTGCGTGATAAATAGCGTTGGTTGACCTGTAATAAAGCAACTCTCCTCATAATCAGCTGAGTTTCTGTAGTGCGCCATATTTACATCCGCTATATCTGATAGTGGTGCATCGTCAATTGTAGGGTCATTGTTTTGGCTGCCAACAAAAACAGCTGGAATATAATCAAATGTGCTGCCATCTGATTTACGTGGATAATACATTTCAGTGTAGGGTTTGTGGTCACGATATAACTGCTGGCTATAACCTTGGTCGTCCAGTCTCATAACCCTGTATTGCGTTTTGGTTTCGTGACTAAACTCATCACTGTTCTCTAGGTATGGCTCTGCCGTTACCACAAGTGTCAATACATTACGTCCAGCGACAACATCTGTTTTCCAGTTGATAACAGCTTCAGCTGCATAAGGCACGATAGATGCACGCATATCATATAGCTGCACTTCCTCTGCTGATAAGCCTTCGTCTGCAGTAGGATAATCAACCAGCAACATTGTTCTACCTGTTTCTAGTAAGTTACTCAGCTCATCTTTAGCTAATTGCTCCAGTGATAACCCATCACCTGTTGCGTCATCTATTAAGTATTGTAGGGCTTCTGGCAGCTCTACTATTGGTGCTTTCCTAAATGCTGCGCCAACTAATGCGTTCTTTGTTCGTCCTGTGTAGTTAGTAAATACCGCACGATTTATATATTGCTTGTATCTAACGCTATCAATTCCTCTAGGGTTTGTGTCTGCATCTGGGACTGGTAGATATTGTGCTTTCTTGTCTTTGACTGCCACTGAGCCTCTCACTGCGTCACGTGTCTTTATCCAGACGTTTTTGTATAGGTCGTATGTTGGGTTAGTTGTATCGACTGGCATAATGGAACCTCTTTTTCATTTGTTTAGCACAAATCGTTAATTAGTGAAAGTAAAGTCTACCTTAGCCACTGGTCTGACTATCGGGAACTCATATGCTATTGGATATGTTGTTGCATCGTTCTGATGGTCTGTGCCACTGGTCTTATCGGGTTCGCCGTTCTTGTATGCTTGCTGCTCTAAGCACTCAGCTGTTGTCGGGCAAGCACTATCATTTATCTTAACAAACCCTTGGTCAAACGCTCTGTTAGCTGCCATCACCCTGTCACGCACTCTGGGATTGCTTGGCTTAGCACGTATAACAAACCCTGCTTGCTGCAGTAAGCTTATATCACTAACGCTTGCGTTGTTAGTGCTGCGTCCTCTGCCTGATGCGTCTGGATACATATATATCTTATGGTCATTGTACTTTGATTTAATGATATCAATCATATCTGGCGTGTCATACATATCAACCAGCTCATCAACAGCGTGCCATGTCTTGCCCCTCAGCACGTAAATGGTGGCTGCTTGCTTAGTTACGTTAAAGTCACAACCAATAAACAATGGCTCTCTATCAGTAACAACCTCATGCGACCTACATGCAGCTCTGTCATAGCTGTTGTAAACTGTCCCTGAGTTAAGATTAACAAACTGTCCTTCTAGGTATGCTGCAAGCAGCTGTGGTGAATAAGTCTCACGTAATCTATCTATGTAATCAGCTGGCAGGTTCTTTGCATTGCTCGACGTTGGTGCAGTGATTAGCTCATAGCTTGGACTAGGGTTCTTTTTCCAGCGTTCGTATACAAAGCCAAAGCCCTCTGGTGTTGTTCCAACTGCAACTGTATTGATGCCTGTTGGCAATTTCTGTCGGTTACGTGCTATAATCTGCTCCCAACATCGCTGAGCCTTTAATTTTGGCAAAGTGTCTAACTCATCTACATAGGAATGGCTACACTCGTATCCCACTATGCGCTCTGGTCTATCTAATGTCCTAAATATAATTCTCTTACCTAATACTTCAATGAAGTTACCTTGTGCATTTAACCTGTAAGGTATATTGCAGCTGCTAAGCAATTCACGCCAGCGTGGGTAGCAAATATCCCTAATTAATTGGTATGTTGGCATGTAGAAAGCTTGGTCTAATCCATCAGTGATAAGCATACGCAAGCACCTAAGCATAAGGCCATGTGTTTTACCTGCACCAAAGCCAGCGACCATACAAACGAAAGGACTATTGCTTTCTATAAATGCTTTCTGTGGTTCTGATGCTGACGTTTCTAATATCATTCACTTAAGTCTGTCTCATTGTCCTGACTGACAACCCTAAATCCTGTAAGCTTAACCTCTGCTTGTACTTCTTGTGCGCCATCTGTTTGACCTAACCAGTTACGACCTAACCACTTAAGCAATACTGGATTGCCTTCCATCGCTACCTTATACTGCTTTCTACGCAAGTTCACTAAACCCTCAGCCCGATTAAGCCTAAAATACTCCGTAAATCCATAGCCTAATTCACGCTTTAATCCGTTATTCAATGTATCATAATCCATACCTAGTATTGACGCACATTCCTCGCCAGTACTTTGCAAACCACATAAGTTAGACAACACTTTGTAATCTATAACCTTATAAGGTCGACCACTACGCTTTGGTTGGTTTTTCGGTTTTGGCTTTGTCATCAATTATTGCTCTCTCATTTATAAACATTAGCGACGTAATAGCTGCGCTTATATGGCTATAACCTGTCTCATCGTCGTATCTTTCACCTCTGGCATGTGCATTGAGATGTCTTAACGCAGCTGCCATATAGCGTTTCTTATATCCTTCAACATATAGCCAGTTGTTATCGTCATATTTTCTCGCTCCAATACGTAATACATGACTTATCTCAAGCATTGTATGTGGTGGCAATAGGTCAAATCTAGCTTTGTCACTATCATATTTTCTGCCTATAGATTTCATGTTAATCTTTCATTCTTTTATAATAACTACGGTAAACTTGCAATCATCTATCATATTAAGTGCCTGAGTGTAAGTACCCCGCCAGCTATATGACTTTTGTTGTGTAATCGTCTTGCCTGACATATGCAAGTAACCAGCCATATGTTTTAGCCTGTAACCTTCACCAACCTTAGCAAACTTACCATCTGTAACTCTATAGTCATCTCTCTTAACTCTACGTTGTTTGTCTCTGGGCTTGAACCTGTCTGGTGCATATTCTCTCATCTTAGCAAATGTCTTTTCTGACATATTCAATGACCTATAGATATCTTTGATGTAGCACTGACCTTCCCATAATTTTACTGCTGCGTTGATTTGATTGATATCGGCATAGCGTTTGTAGCGATTTCGCTGTATTGCCTTTTTGCGTGTTACAAGCTTTTTCTTGGTGCGTCTGGGCAGTCCATTAGTTCTGTTTCTATGCGCGTGTAATTGTAAGCTGGCATAAGTTACACCAAGTCTTTCTGCAATATGTATTGTCTGTAAATCTGTAGCCCACAACTCAACTGCAAGCTCGTGCTTACTAGCTGTCCATGTGCGCTTCTTAGGCATTACTTCTTATTAGGATATAGCAGCTCATCTAACAATGTATCTTCATTAGTTATATATGCACTTATGGTTACATATGTTCTATCGCCAGATGTAGTTGCAGCAGCTACCGAAAAACAACCAGACAAATAACTGCCATCGTTTAACATAACCACTGCATCGCCTTTTGATATTTCTACGCAATCAATGTATCTGCGTACCTCTTTAGTCATCAAGTGTGTCTTTACTCTTAGGTTTTGCCTTAGTCTTAGACTTTGGCTTGCTTACCTTTAGCTGTCCGTCCTCAAGCCAGTTTAGTATGTTACAGTAAACTGTTGGGATAGGCGTGTAAGCTCCTTGGCAGTATCTTATTATTGTACTTCTGTTGACGCCACACAACCTTGCAAATTGTGCAAAGTTATAACCTACGTCATTCATTTTAGCTTTAAATTCTACTGGCTCCATAGTGTCGCTCCTCATATTGTGTAATAAAGCATTACGGATACTATTAACCATAATGCCTTAAACCTGTGCTTGTAAAGTTCTTTATGCATGTGTGTTATACCTGTCCCAAAACTCGTCAATCCATTGCTCTAATGTCAATTCATTTAATCTGTTAACCATAACTGATTTCGTCTGTGTCAACATACAAAGTGCATTGGTGTTGTGCCAATAGAAATAACCTTCACCACGACACAACTCCCAATTATTAGCTAATGTTGCTATTTTGTTATTTATCTTTTTTAACGTCAACATTATACAAACTCCCCAATCTTTTTATCATAGCTAAGTGCTATATGTATAAGGTCGTCCATACGTTCTGGCAACTCTTGTGCAATCTGCCATGCGCTAGGTCTACGTAATTTTGTGTCATGTAGTTTACCTGCGGCCATGCTTGTTATTGCAAATGCATCTGTTAGCGGGTCATCACCACACACTAATGCTTCTTGTGCTTGCTCCAGTGCGCTAGTAAAGTCTAATGCATCACACTCTAGGAACAGTTCATATGCTTTAATTATTAGCTTTTGCCATACTCGTTTTTGCTGTCTCATCTTATTTACCCTTACCTTCTAATACATTTATTATTCGCGCACGATAGTCATCAGTCAATGCCCACCCATCTGCATGTAGATAACAACCTAAATCTTTAGCAGGCATAAAAGACGTATTTTGCTCAATTTTGCCATCACTTTTTCTATGAGCTATGCAATACCAACCTTTATTATTTCGGTGTATAAAACTAGTACGTGGCTTTGCATTTCTCTCAAACTCTTTAATTGTTTCTTGGTTGCCAGCTAGCCTAACTAAAACAGGAACGCGGGTGTAATCTTGTAGAATTAGTAATGCTGCTTTAAGTTTTTTATAAGTTATACGTGTCATTTTATTTCCTTTCGTGGTGGCTTAATTGCCTTATATTTTCACATTGTCTAGGCAACCTTTACAAAGTTCTTCTGTGTCCTCCATTGTACTTTGTAACGTTTGTAATATTAATATTGCATTTTCGATATTACTGTGCGTTTGCCTAACTTTTTCTAAATCCATTGTAGATACGCCTCTTATACCCGCAATGTGTTCACCTATACTACCTTTAGGGGCATGAAAATTATCGGTCATAGCCGCCGCAATACACGATATATCAAATAGCATATCTTTTGTAATATTTTCGCAAACTGTAGAAAGTCCGTCTAGCATTTTTGCACATGTTATCATTTGGCTTCGTGCTTGTGGTGCAAAATCTTCTAAGCGTTCCCACTCTGCTCTTATTAATTTAGTCATTTTATTTCCTTTCAAGGTGGCTTAATTGCCTTATTATTTTCTGTTAGCGTTTTTAATAGCAGTCTTATGAACTTGCTCAGTAATAAGTATTGATTTTTTTAACAACTCTAACTGCATTATTGCTGTGTCAATATTGGTAATAGTATTATTAACATCTTCTTCAGACAATTGTGTAGTTGAGCTCTCAATATGTTTATCGCGCTTATCACTGTGCATCGGATGCCATAGCTTACCAGTATGACTATTACTCATTGTAAGCATATTTACCATGCCAATTCTCATGCAAATTACACTACCAAGTACACGCTTAACTGCAGCACTCGCTAAATCTGCTATTTTCTCATTTGTTATATTATGCTCTACAATGTTTTGTAAATCATCATCGTCCAAACTACTTAACTTTGTTTCTTTTACTATAGTCATTTTATTTCCTTTGTAGGTGGCTTAATTGCCTCTGATATATCCTAGATAATGATTATAACTAATATTGCAAGTACTTTTTGTCCATTAACTTAATTTAATTAATCCGCGTAGTGCTTTGCTGTTAGTCTCATAGTCTTTTAACCTACGTATCTCAGCTGTTTTTATTTTGTTAAATGTAGTACCTGCTGCGCTGCAAGTACCTGTGACACTCGCTGGTGTTGTGTTCAATGCAAATGCCACTTGGCTAATTGTCCACCACGGGCATGCCTTAACCTCGTCATATATTTTATTAATCAACATTAGTTATCTCTAATACAGTTTTTGCTTTACGATACATCACAACCCGTCTGACGTATTCTGATTTGACACTTTCCATCAAGACGCCAGCTGAGCGTGGTGCATAGTTGTTGTTGCTGCGCCTCCAGTTGTTGCAAGCTAGTTCAATTAAGTCTGCTGGGTATTCTCTTAAGTCATCTATCCACTCTTTATCAATTTCGTCTTGGACTGTCGGGTTTGTATCGCGCTGATAGTACCTACTTTCTAATATTTCTATCTTTCCTAATATATATGTTGCTTCACTTGGCTGTAACAAGCTCAAGTAATGCTCCCTGACTTCTATGATGTTTTTCTTATGCTGTTTAGATGTCTGCCTGTCTTGCTCTGCACTAAATCGTCTAGGCCAACCCACCAGTGGACTTAAGCTGCTCAAGAAGCGCTCCCCTTCGATTACGTCTTTGGTCGCTAATTTCTTTGAGTGTATTGGTATTATATTTGACATTGGTATTATCTCCTTTTTCTAGTTTCCATTGTAGATTGTTTTGCAGCCAAGCTCTGTACTGCTTATTAAAGTCATTCGATAAGGTACGCTTCTCTGTGTGATAAGCTATAAATTTCTCAAGCTGTAACTCTAACTCCTCTGCAGTCATATGCTTACTGACAAGTGCAGCTGTCTTAGTTTTCTTGTTAAGTTCATTTGGTCTAAAATCTATATTAATATAACTACTGTTATTGTGATTGTGATTGTGATTGTGATTGGTAGAGCCATGCTTTGCTTTTGCTTTAGCATTGCTAGACTTAGTTTTGTTTGTTTTCAGTGCCTTAGCCAGTCCACCACGTTTACCAGCTTCTACACGTGATTTATGCTTAGCAGTACCTTCGACAAACTCTTCATGTAATCTTTTGTTATAATATCTATCTTTTTTTATGTGAAAGAACTCGTCTAACACTGATGTTAATATTTGTATGTCTGCGTCTGACCTGCACAAGCATTTACGTGCTATCCATGTAATGTCTGCTGGTAAGCTGCAAGTTGCTGTAGTCCATGTAAGCCTGAGCAGTCTGTGATAATAACCCTCCTCCTCAGCTGTCAAATGCGCGACTGCATATCCAAAATCTTTTACGTAGTAACTGAACCAAGGTAAGCTACTCATTTTCTATCTCCTATTTTATATTTTGTAATCGTTAGCTCTGCGTAGCCACCCTTTGATTGTGGCAACCAGCTCATCTTTAGTTCACGTATTAAGCAATCGTCAACTATGATTGTGCCTGTCATTACGTCCTGTAAGCCCTTAGCATGATTATCTAAGTCTCTCCGACGCTTGCAGGGAACGCTGAGAGCGATTTGCAAACTAATGTCACAACTTAGCGGCAATCCTGTATATTGCTCTGTAATCGCTTCCAGTGCCTTTGCACGCCATAATCTGTATCTTTTAGACTTAATCCGTCTGCGTCCATGATTAGAATACATCGAATTGACTGATATAGGAAATGGCAGCACCAATTTAAGCATCAGTTATGTCCTTTATTTCTATACCCCACTTTGCAGCCTGACTAATTATAAGCTCAGTAAGCAGCGTAAATTGCTCAACATTAAATTTAGACGTTGCTGGGTTAAGAGGCAGCATACCACCATGCAAGTCTGGTATCCAATTTGTCTCTTTTACAATTGAGCTAGCGAAAACTACTTTCCATGCTTCAGCTGAATATCTAGCACCAACCTTGTGCAAACCCCATTCATTACCATTCCACCTAATCTGATTTGATATTATATTAAGTAATGCCCACATCATTTTATTTTGCTGTGTGCTTCTTGTGTCTGACTTGTTGCGCTTGAAAGTTATATATGTATTGGCTGGACTGCGATTGATAAGGTCACGTGCTTTGTTGCGCGTAACCTCATCAGTTAATTGTAGTGTGTACTCACCCATATTTAAAATGGTATATCATCGTCTAATGGATAATCACTTGTTACTGGTTTGTCTGGCAGTGTTGCTAGTCCAGTTCCGCTGTTAGTTGCACCAAGCAGCTTAATCTCACCATTATACTTTTCCAATACAACCTCAGTCACATACTTGTCACCACTGTCACTCGTGTACTTACGTGTGCTTAGTTTGCCTTCAATATATATCTTGCTGCCTTGTCCTGCATAATTCTCAATGAGCTTAATCAAGTTCTCATTGAAGATACTAATTTTGTGCCAGCTGGTCTTTTCTTGCTTTTCACCAGTCTTACTTTTCCAGCGTTCATTAGTTGCTAATGAAAAGCTCATATGTCTGTTATTATTACTAAAGGTGCGTGCGACTGGTTCACTACCTATGTTCCCTATTAAAATTACTTTATTAACCATTATGTGTCTCCTTGTTGTTGGTTTAATTTAATTATGGTTTCGTCAATTTCTGTATGTGCTTTATGTATCTCACATAGCAATCTATCTTGATATTCACTGTCTGCCATTACTCTGACTATTGCCAGCTGTAAGTGGTCTGGAAATCTATCGTCAAAACTGCAAACGTCTGTCCAAGGTTTGCCAGTGACTAACATTTGATGCTGCACTTGGTTGTAATATTCTACGGCATGTTTTTGCTCGCTGAGATACGTTATGTGCTTGTGACTGGTTGGGCATTTTATCTCAACTAAACCATCTTCCATAACGCCGTCTGGTGATGCACCAATATAGTCGAACTCATCATGCAAGCAAAAGCCAACCTCTACTGGGCTAGTTCCAGTATGAAATGCATATGCATCTCTAGCAGTTGCCTCCAGCTCTATACCTCGCAGCATATGACTAGATGTAAATCCTTGCTCAATTGTACCTGTCAACCTCTGTACGACCATCTCACCTATAAGTGTAGCACGTCCTGCTGATGGTTTGCCTGATTTAAGATTAGCCATCAGTGGTTTTGTTCTACTCGCTGTGAATACACCAGCTCTGCACGATTGCCATTCTGGTGTACCCTGTATGATATTATCTATAACTCTCATGTGTCTGCCTCAGTTTCAGCTGTCTGTGCTTTATCTAAGGACTGCTTACGAATGTTCCATGCTGAGCGTAGTTTGTTTTTAGATGCATTATCCATTTGCGTCGTCTTAATTACATTGCCAGCCAGACTAAGCTGCTCCAGCGTCGCGCACGCTTCTATGCTTTGCAGCAATGGCTCTGTGTCAAATTCTGGTTTTGCATCATGCGACTTGTTACCATCGTCATCTTCAACTGGCATATTAAGTAGTGCTGATATTGCATTACGTCGGCAATAAGTAAATGTACTCATTAGCACGTGGATGTCTTTGTTTTTCAGTGGTGCTTCTGTATCTGTTTCAATCCACTCACCACTTTCTCCATGCGTAAGTCGTGTGACTACTATGATTGTTTGGTTTTTAGTTATGCGTCCAAGCTCTTGCTGTATACTTAAATCATTGTCATGTAGTGCTTTATTGGACGCATTAATAACTGAACTTAGTGTTGCATATGTTGATTTGTAATGTGGGTTTTTGCCATCTTTCTTAGCTCCCGTTATTGCATTACTAGCAGCTGTGACAGCTGCTGCTATGTTTTTATATGTTTCTGAATGTCGCATATTTTAATCTCCTATTTTTTTTATGCTATCGTTTATGTTACTGCAATTGCGAATAATGTAAAGCCGAACGTAAATCCAGCCCAACCAACAAAGCTCACAAAGTCACGCAGCAATGTTTTACCAGCTGCGATTGCTTCTGCTTTCTCAGCTGCATCTGCTAAGTCCCAATCTAGTAGACTAATGTTAAGTCTAATAGGCTCGTAGTAACAGTCGTAACAACTAACAACACCATTGGTAATGTTAGCGTCACGATTATCAATTATAATTTTACACTTATTACATTTCATTTTTACATCTCCCTTTAATTATATTGCTTTTTTACTTTTATATATTGCCATGAAATTACGTTATCAAAACTAATTGTATCATCATGCGAATTATATCTACTAACTTCACAACCCCAAAATTTATTACCATATTGATTAGTATATATATAATAGAAGGCAATGTATTCTTGACCTTCATATTCAAATTGAAATTCTGCATCAGTGCATTTAATATTTTGCTCTAATTTGTGCATTAACATTTTAATAGTTATATCTTTAAGTTTAGATTTATTTATTTTTGTTTGTTTAATCATCTTATTGACCCCACTTCTTAATATTAAAACTACTATCAATTACTTTAAAACGTTCTACCCAAAAATCATCTGTATCGAGTAAAAATAGAGAAAAGCCTTCTTCGTCATACCACTTAGCCTCAATTACATATTCACGCCAAGCCTCGTTGTGGCTTAGGTCTAAACCTTTAATAATGCTAGCAACATTGTTAAAATCATGTGCAGTCTCATCGTCATGCGCATAATGTACGTATGTGTCACCAAACTTGTAGCGCCATGCTTCTGGGCACTCGCCCTCGCCGTTCCAAGTCGGCCAAGCTTTATTTTCCATTGCTTGTGTTTGTATTACTAATATTTTATACATTTTAATTCCTTAAATTAGGTCGCTTAATTGCGTCTATGTAATTCTAGTATTGGAACTTTTGTACGACGTCAACAGTTAATATGCATATAAAACAATTTAATTTAAGTGTTGCGTTTTAATCTCACATCATTTAACGGACAAATATTACATAGGCAATCAAGCCACATAAATGGAGATGTAATATGACAAATAAAATAATATATGAGACTAGCAAAGAGGGTAATGGTGTTTTTAATGTTAAGATATTTGACGATGGAACAGTTGACACGACTGACGATGACAATATGAACTTGAATGTATTCGACAATGTTAATGATGCTATCAACTGGCATTACAAACAATATCGCCTCATAAAAAACAGAGAGGCAAATTCACACGAAAATATCGTTTATCATTTAATGCCTTTCCATAATTATGACATGCCACTAATTGTGGATAGCCAATGGAATATCATAAGTGCAGTTTGGGATAATACTGAACCAAAAGGAGTAGAAACATGACTAAATATACAGTTGAAGGCATTATAGAAAACTGTGGTGGTGCATCTGTCATAGCATCACATTGCACTAACCTAAAAGCTGACAGCATTCGTAAATGGATTACACGTGGAATACCTGAGAAACACTGGTCAACCATAATTAAATTACATGGCTGGCTGCTTAATGCTAATCAGCTGCATAAGCTAAATGAAAGTGTACGTGATGATTGAGCAAGTAAAAGATAAGTCTGGCGTTAGCACATATTATACTACGCACCCATACTACAACAAATTTAAGTATCGTAACGCTGTTTTAAGACGTGACAAACGCGACCAACATCATTGGCTTGCAAAGGTTAAGCAAGATATAATCAACTCTCTGCGAGGCTCTGGTGCGCTTTAGTGACGATATAACATATCAGCGTTACAAGCCATTAACCAAGTATGAGTTTGCTGAACTATTCTTGCAGCAGCAAGGTTTATGCTCGACGTGCTCAACCAAGCTAGAATTAAAGCCTTACAAGATACATACTGAGCATCTCAGCCAACGTGCTTTGTCTGATAGCAACGCACATAACTTATCCAACATTGCACTAACATGTGTGCCTTGCAGCAAAGTTAAGAACGCAGCTGATGCAAAGGCAAGGGCTAAAGTAAGACGGCTGTTAGGTGTAAACAAAGATAAACCAAAGCAAAAGATAGCTAGTCGGAAATTTAATCAAGTAAGCAAACCAAACATAAGGGAAATAGACTAATGGCTTTTATACAAAAATGGAATTGGCACGATAACATTGACGAATACATGAACACATACTTTCTTAACCAAGAGCTTGTCCATGAAGATGATGACTGCTTAAAGTATGACTTTCATTTATTTAGACGTGATGTCTACACTAACAAGTTCAATTTTATTGAGACACTAAACTGGTCGTCATACACGACTTATGGTGCTGATAAGGCAACTGAGTTTTATGCTATTTGTGATAAATTAGAGCTACAATATAAACAAGCTGCTAACGTGGCCTCACGGTTGTTCGGTGGACTTCGCCAAGTTTAGAATGATATGTAATTACTTTAGCACCTCTTGCTGATACCCAACCGCCTCTGGCGCTATATGCATCTCGTGTTGACAAAGAAGGATTTTGCTCCACGATAGCGCCCATATCCTCCACCACACGTTCGTGGTGCATATGTCCAGTGTGAATATAAGCTTGTGTTGCTTTTCCCCATAGCTTTCTAAAACGTGGCTCACTCGCAAACAGCTTTGGCAGTTGTGCCATTTTCTTTTTATGCCCATGATGGAAGCCTAACAATATCTCACCATGTAAATACGCATAATATGGAAATTCGTTGTCAATGACTTCTACTCTATCGTCTTGACTAAATACATATTTTATATGTTTTCTGAGCCAGATTGAACCTGACATATCGTGATTGCCTTCGGCCTGTACTACTACAACCTTACCAAATTTCTTTAACATCATCTGAACAGCTTGTGTCATAATTTCTATTGTTAGTTCAACTAGCTTACTATAGCGCGTATCAGCGTCAAGAATATGTCCTGACATAGGCGTAACAGCCGTTATGCCATCGAAATGCAGGAAGTCACCAAGCTGGCAAAGAAAGCCTGTATGAGCCTTTGGCGCGGCTTCTATCATATCTGATATTGCATTAAGAAACACACGCTTGGATATATTTACATCCCAATCATCACCAGTTTCAGCCTCCCAAGCATACATTCCCAAATGGAAGTCGGTAATGGTAATTAATGATAATAAGTCTTTATCTGTGTGCTTCACTTTAGGGCTTGGCTTAAATGGCTTATAGTTTTTATGCGTTTCTTCAATAGCCAGCAACATAATCTCATGTTGTCGTTCTTTGTCACCAATCGTCTTAACCCATTGGCCTGTTTTTTGTCCGCTTGCATTATAATATGTGCTTACGCCTTTGACTTGAAAACCATCTGGTGCTGTTGCTGTCATATCATGCTCTGGCGCATGACCTTTGCGTGCGGCTCTAGCTTTAACTGCACCTGAAATAGTATATATCGCCCTTATGGATACACCAAATTTAGCGGCTGTCTCGTCCACTGTATCATCAACAGCTCTTGCGGAAATTACTGATAATTCGCGCTCACTTATACAATATTCCTTAAGTTCTGCCCAATTAACTTTACTTGAATTTGTTTTTCCCATTTGGCTTTTCCTCAAACTTATGATACTCGTTGTCTGCAGGGTTTCTTATCCCCTATTCCCTGTCACTTAGAGGTCACTTAGTTGTGGCCTCTTTTTTGACAACTGGTAATGTGGCATATCAATAAATGACTTCCATAATCCACCCCACTCTAATTTAACTCCTAACTCACTTGCTGATTGTAGCATAGCAGTTGCAACCATTGCTAAATGTTCCTCTTTCCAAGATGCACTACCATCGACAAATGCATATACATCTAATGCCTCGCCAGTCTGATGCGAGCTTATCTTTTGATAGCCATCACACTTAGATAAGCCAGCTGTGAATAGTTCATATTGCTCTGCTTGTGTTCGTAATCCACCATGCATTGGTATGCCAAAGTCTATCTTAGTGATTTGTATAGCAAGCCTAGCTACCTTAAATATCTCTGGGTCAACACCTAGCAATCTATTTTTGCTACTTTTACTAAATCTAAAAGGCATTTACTCGCCTGAACCTTTAAGCGTCTTAATAGCTTTCTCTACTGACCTACCACCAATATAGCCACCAACACCCAAAGTGATTAAGTTCCATAAGCTTTGATATTCTTTCTCTGTCATGCCTTCAGCCTCAAATCCTAGAAATCGTGCTACAACTAATCCTGTAAATGTAAGCATGACTAATGGCCTCCAGTTAGCTGTTAACCAATGTTCTGAGCTTGCTTCGCTGTTGACTATCTTGGCCTGTCCCATAAGCAACTCTGTGTTGTACTCATGCACCCTGTCCATCGCTCGGCCTTGTACTTCTAGCAACAGACGTTTCTGCTCAAGCTTTTCTTCCTTCGAAGTATGTAGATTGTCTATTAGCTCTGTAGCTGGCTTAAATATGCCTGCTATAAGTTCTGTAATACCTAAACTCATTTATCAACCTTTGCGTCTAGCTTCTGGTCTATTGCATCAAGCTTACTAAATAATCGCTGCACCATGTCGTTAAATTCTGCGCGTCTTATGTAGTTACCTGCAACAGTAACTTCTATTTTAGTTAGTTTGTCGTTAATCTCTTTGTCGGACTGCTCTAAGTCTTTTACTGATTGCCAGATTGTCTTAAGCATTGCTCCAAGCATCAAACTTGCGCCACCTAGTAATACATTTACGAGTGTCTGTTCCATAATAACCAACGTTCATAGCGACCTAGCAAAAGCTTATAGCCAATATATGGCAAAGCCAGCCTAAATCTAAATTGATACATAGGTTCACTACATTCAAGATTGCAGCGATTAACCCAAGCACGTTTATTTAAATCTATGAAACGTCCCTGACTTTTCACTACGAGTGTCTTGGCTCCACCAAGTTTAACAGAATAGATACTGCAGCGTCTGGTCAATAACGAAAGCAATGTTCTTTTTGTACTGTTCTTGTTCAATAAATATACTGCTGTGACTGCATAGTCAAATGTGTCACCTACATAATTACCACTGTAATCCGGATTTATAATTTGCCAACCATCAACTAATTTATGCTTATCGCCTATAGTCCAGTCATTTGTAATGTTAAGCAGTTTTTCGCGCATAAGCTTTGACATGTGTAATCGCCTCTGTTCTTGTATTATAAACACAACCCCAAACAAACAACATTGGGTTTATTGTTGTATCATTAACATCATACGGAAATGTATGACCATTGACACTACACCAAACTTCCATGACATTTGGGTCTGCTTGAAAGTAAACATCTACATTCTCATTTATAACACCTTCTTTATTATGTATACGTGCGTAAAATTGATAGCTAACGGCAGGTAATAAGTCATTTACTTTGTTATATGTTTGCCCATCAACTCGTTCCATTTCTGTTGCAGGTATGACAAATTTTGCCAGTGCATCTTTTGTTACTGTATCAAACTTTAATCCATACCACATTTTATATTCTTGATATGTTGCAGCGTACGTTTCTTTTATTTCGTCTGTGGGAGTGTCAAAGTTATAAAATGATAAACTATTATTAATATTATATGGTGGACGCTGTGCAGTGTACTCGCCAACTAAATTTAATGGGTTGTCATCAAAACTAGCAACTTCACCAGAAAACTCTTGCTTTAGCTTTTCTACTATGAGTTTGCCGCCATCCGTACCTACTGCATAATCAGTTCGTGTAGGATTGCCGTTGATATATGTAGTGTCACAAACTTTAGTTGCGTCTACAGTTGTTGTCCTGTCCAGTTGCTCCTGCACTGTTGTATTCTGATAATACTGAGTGTCTGCAAGCTTAACAGACTTTGGTTTATTTACTGTATTATCGTCGTTTAGTATTGACGGTACTTCAACGTAGTAACCATCTGTGTCGGTCAATGTTGTTATCTGTATGTCATCTCTGGTTATATATGTATACTTTAAGGTCATTATAGCATTTCCATAAAGTTAGTTGTTGAAGTCGAGCCAAAGTATGTAGTTGTTGCTTGTCCTGTATTCCATGCCCATGTTGCCTGATTGTTACTAGATGAAAAATTACCTGCAGTTCTATTTAAAGTTAGGTCTGGATTACCTGCATTGGTGTTTTGACCTAAGTATAAATTCAATGATGTAAAACCACTGTTAGTAAATGTTTTAGTTCCACTTGATACACCTAAAACTAAATTCATAGTGCCGTTAAAATTCATTAATGCTTCTATATATACATTTGTGCTACCTTGGTATGTACCTATAGTGCTATCATTCATACTACCAGTGCTAGTGCTTTGGTCATAGCCACTTGTGCTGAAGTATTGACTTGCACTGTAATCAGCTACAAATGATGTACCATGTATATTACCTGATAACCCATAAAAGTCTGAAAGTGCTAACGGTTGCCCTGCGGCAATAGTAGTTTGTGAACGATAGCTGTCTAAGCTTAATGGTATTGCACCACCAAACTCAACTTGTAAGCTTATTAATGATATTTGACCTGATGCAGGTAAGGCCATTACATATCACCAAGTTTTGCTTTTAGCATATCTATTTCAGCTTGCTGTTCTTTCATGCCCTCAATCAGTAACGCTATCATTTTTTCATAGCGCACTGCTTTATAACCATTGTCGCGAGTAGTTACGACTTCTGGTAACACGGCTTCAACCTCTTGTGCAATCACACCAACATCTTTAGTGCCAACAAGATATTCTGACTGCTTATCGTTCCATTCAAAAGTATTACCTGATAGCTTACTTATTTTATCCATAGCGTTTGCTATAGGCTTGATGTTGTCTTTTAGCTGCTTATCTGACGAACCATATGCAATAACATCGCCTGTCGCTGTAAGTGTAGTTGATACTAATACACCATCAGTCCTAACTTCAAACCTTTCATTACCTGCCGCAACAACTCTCCATTGGTTTGACGCATGAAATTGTGTATATGTATCAGTATCACCTGAGTGTATAATTTTATTTGGCGTGTATAGGTCTTGGTAAATAATAGCACCAGTATTATTTAAGCGCAGTCGCGTACTGCCACCTGTAACAAAGTTTTGAGTGTCTGTTGTAAACTGTTTATAATTATCAGTGTCGCCATGATGAAATATTCTATCACCTAAATATATGTGATTTACATTATCAATAATTTGACCACTCATTGCTAGGTTACGATAACATACTAAATCATTGTTATTGATTGTGACGGCAGTTGTACCACCTGTAACAAAACTTTGTGAGTCCGTACCAAATTGAAACCAATTGTCTGTATCAGCATCGTGAAAAATTCTATCCCTTAAATAAATATCCTCAACGTCATTAATTATATTTCCGTTCATTTGTAGTTGACCTTGCATAGTCAAAACATCGGAACTTAACTGCATTAAAGTATTAGTACCCGCCCCGTTTCTAAAGTGTATGTCATCACTATCCATAAACAAAACGCCCGTTCCTGCCTCTCTAATATAAGAGTCATTACCATCGTGAAACAGTTGCAAATCTGTGTTTGTACCTATTTGTAATCTTGCGTTATCAGCAAAAACTAAGTTTGCGTTCATGTAATCTGTTGTATCGCTCCTTAGATATGAAGCACCATTAACACCATCAAGTGTATCAGCATCTAATCCAGAACCTGAACCGTCAACAGTTTTTACGGCAGTAAGTAAAGCACTTGCTTGTTGGTTAAAGAAGTTTGCAGGTGACATATATCGTATATAACCATCATTATCTCCCATATACATTCTGGTAATAGTGGTTGATGTAGCGCCTGATGTAGTATTAATCCAACCTAATTGTGAATAACCACTGCCGTCTGTCCTTACTATTTGGTTAGCAGTATTATTTCTCCCTGTACCTACGTGTAATCCGTCACAAGTATCAGCATCTAAACCTGAACCTGCGCCTTGCGATACATTAAGTGTAACTGTACCTGACGTACCACCACCCGTTAAACCTGTACCCGCCGTAACTCCCGTAATATCACCTGTATTTGTGGTGTAACCTGCACCGTTAGTTATAGCGTTATTATTTAGTGCTATGTTAGCCGTACCGTTAAAAGAAACACCTGCTATTGTTCTAGCCGTTTGCAGTGCAGTTGCTGTTGCCGCATTACCTGTGGTATTTTGGTTAAGTGTTGACACGTTTAAAGTAACAGCACCCGATGTGCCGCCGCCAGTAAGCCCTGTTCCTGCAACTACTGACGTAATATCACCTGTCGGTATAGTCGCTACCTGCGTATCTACATAAGACTTAATAGATTGTTGCGTAGCTAACTTGGTCGCACTATTTGAAGCCATATTATCTTCGTCCAGTATATCTGTAACTGTTACTGAGCCAGTACCAGACAAGCCATCAAATTCTACTGTACCTGCAATATCTATATTACCTGTGCCTGTAATATCGTGTGAGTTAAGCGATAAGTTGCCTCCAAGCTGTGGAGAAGTGTCGTCAACTACATTTGTAATACCACCACTTGCAGTTGCGCTAATAACGCCACCAGCACTGATTGACACGTTTGTACCTGCCGATATCTCATCTAGTGTTACATCTGCACCTGTAGATATGCCATCCAGTTTAGTACCATCCGTTGCTACGTCGCGACCATCTACTGTGCCACTAACAACTACATTACCTATTACATCTATACCAGAAGCGGACGTTTCAAAAACCTTAGTATTATCATAATATAAATCAACAGAACCATTACCATCTGCTACCAAGTATTTTTCTCCCCCACCTGTTCTTAGTCGTAAACTTGTAGCATCAATAAATAGGTTACCTGAACCTACATCTTTAATATATGAGTTACTAGCGTCGTGATATATTTGTAAATCTGAACCTGCTCCAAATATTGCTTTGCTACTATCGGCAAAAGTAATGTCGTCATTTGCTGATACTGCTATGTCTGTACCGCCTGTAGTATTACCAAGCCCTAGCACTTCTGATAAGGTGTCTGCTGAGCCTACCTGTGCGTCTACATATGCTTTGATTGACTGCTGTGTGGCTAGTTTAGTGGCACTATTCGATGCCATGTTATCTTCGTCGGCTATGTCTGTGATTGTGACTGAGCCTGTTCCTGTTAGGCCATCGAACTCAACTGTGCCTGTAACGTTTATACCTGATGCCGATACGCTTATACGCTCTGCACTAGCTGTCTGTATACTTATTGCACTGCCATCAATAGTTAAGTCGCCTGTGCCTGTATCTCTAATAAAACTACCTGAACCACTATGATATATTTCTAGGTCATTACCTGTACCAAAACGAGCTTTAGCATTATCAACGAAATCAATGCCATTACTTCCAATGCTAGCAAGAAATTGCTGTATAGATTGTACTGACGTGCCACCAGATGTTGTATAACCTGTAGCTGAATTGACAAACGTGTCTAATCTATCCTCATTCGCCTTAAACCTTGGAACGGCTTGGTCTAGTGGTAATTCTGCCATTTACTTGCTCCTAAATTTCATCGCCATCGATATCAACAACGCCTGTAAGATAATCGTTATCTTGGGTATAGTATTTATCACTATAATTAACAGCTGTTAGTCTTGACGTAAAGTTATCGTTTGCTTGCTTCTCAGTTACAAGAAATGCAGTGCCACGTGCTTCATTACTTGCGACGATGTTATAACCTGTCTGTGCGTATTTGTTTTGGTCTGTCACTAAGCTTAATCTCGGTGCATTTGCTAAAATAACTTTATTGCTAGCTGTACCAGCTGTGATGCCAATACTTTCTACTGTTCCATCTACATGCTGCAAAAATATTGTATATGTAACACCACCACCAGCAAAAGTTACGTCTTGCGATAAAGTAAGCTCTAACACATTAACAGCCGTTACTTGCCCGTCCTGCGTGCCAGTTCGTGTATTATCAGCTACTAATATTCTGTCATTCGTAACCAATAAGTCTGCTTCTTGTGTCGCCTCAAAGTCAACCACTGTATTTTGATACTGTATTTTGTTCCAAGCTCTATTTGCTGCAAAGTATGCTTGCACGTCATTTCTGATGCCAACACTTTCTATTTTATCTGGGTTCGTTGCACTCTGGTCGCTGGGTATAAATATACTTATTAGTGCATCATCGTCTGGGCTTGCATAAACAAACTCAATACCATCGTGGTCACTTGTATTACCAAACCTGACTGAACGTGCTTCCGATTGTGGCAATTTGTTTCTATGGTTAAACAATAACACACTGTCGTCTGTTTCCTTCTCAAAGCTCAGCTTTAACTTGCTGCCTTGCCTGTACGCCTGAGTATATATTGCAGTTGCTATAGTTTGCGTAGTTTCCTCGAAGCTTAGATTATCAGCGTCAAACGTGTAATTAAACTCTGCTGCTTTAGTTGTTCCAAAGTAATCGGAAACGCTCTCAGCTGTGCTTAAAACGCTTTCTAGGTCTACTTCTGTCAATAATCTGCGCCCAATGTAAGGGTCAACGCATATGTTAGTCAATATTTGTGCAGCATCTGTTGTTGCATGTTTTGTTACGCCAAGTTCTTGCGCCTTAACTCTAAGATTACGTAGCGCAAAGAACGTACTGCTCTGTGTGCTATATATAACGACACGACCTGCTGTTTTAGCCGTATGTGTTAATGTTACTGACCTGCTACCTGCAGTTACAGTTACTACATTTGACATTGGTTGATTTGAGTTGTCCAGTATAACAACATTAACAGACGTGCTTGTAGAGGCTGATAATAAGTCAAAGTCTACAATAGTTTTATATCCTGTGTTGCCATATTCTATAGGCGTACTAAGTCCATAACTGCTGCCATCATTAGCTACTTTAACGCCGCCGTATTGATACGTAATTACACCGCCATAGTATGTATCTGCACTAATGGTCTGCGTGCTAGGGTAATCCTCGCCACTAACCTGCATATCTGTTACAGTAAAATATGTGTCATTATTAGCACACTGCAATAATACAAATGGGTTTGCTTCTGCCCCTGTTGTAGTCAATGTATATGTCGCTGTGCCGTTGGTTACTGTTGCTGTGTTAGATATAAAGCTTGTGCCATCATGCAGCCCAATAGTTACTGTCGTAGCTGTAGTCTTAGTATTGTCCAGTGTAAGTGTTACTGTAATAACCTGCCCATTACTGACAGCATCTAAATCAGCATAGCCACCATAACTACTACCGTCGCTACTTATTGTTACATTGTTACCTGCAACCTTAACTAAACCGTTGCTATGGCTTGTCCAGCTCATAGGGAATGTAAAACGGTCATATTGTATTTTAGGTAACTTGCGTGTCACTTCCATGTTTAACTTACGTGACTTAACAGCTAATGCGCCATCAGTAGCATACGTTACTGATTGCACTGTAGTTACATCACCAAAGTGCTGCTCTGTCACTGGTGACATTGCATATAAATCACGCCACTTTACCTCATCAACTACGCTACCTTCAAAGTTAGTATCACTATTTGTAATGCGTTTAACTCGTACCCTGCAATATCCTGTAAAAGTAGGATTTATTTTCATAGTCAAAGCACGTGTACTCTTGCTGCTACTTGAACCTAATACTGTGCCTGTAAATGTTTCTACCGTACCTGTTGGCGTACCAGTTGCACTTGTTTGCTCGACTTGCACCTGCACTGCTATGTTGAACGCATATTGCTGCTCGCCATCGTCTTTATATAACCCCTGCAATGCAACCAAGTTAATGTATATCTTATCAAGGTCTGCAACCAGCAAGTTAAACCAACCAATAAAAGCTTCGCCTGTAGATGATATGCGTGGGCTTATTAATCCAGTTTCATTTGCAGGATTGTCATAATCATCTAATTTGTTCCAGTCGCTATTTACACTAGCAGGGTTACTCAAACTGACTGTAGTTGCTGTTACACTAGATATTGTATAACTACCTGCTAGATTAACGCTGACAACAGTGCCAAGATTTGTTAGAAATACATTCTTTGTGCCTGTCTCGCCTGCGGAAAACTCGTTAGGTATTTGTCCCCAATTAACATTCACGTCTGCTGGATAGTCAAGCGTAATAGTTGTACTTGTGACAGCTTTAACAGTATAATCACCATTAAGACTTAATGTGCTACTGTCATCTGTCTGAAATAATGCAAGCTCAAGCCTTACACCATCACCAACACTAAAATCATTTGTTGGATTATTACTTGTATATACTATCTCACCATCTGAAAGATTAGATGCTAATTTACATTTTACATTACGTGTAAGTCGGCTACCTGCTGTTCCAACCACTGCTGTATAACTAGCATTAGAAACAACTAATGTTGAACCTGCTACAAATTCCTGTGTAAAATCTATGCCTGATGCTGTGGTTGTAATTTGATTTGGATACACAAACTTAGTATTAAGATTTCCGTTAAAAGATGCAGCATCTGGTGCTTTAAGTGTCTGACCATTAGCTGCATCACTCCTGACTGACTTAAGGACTGGCTCATTAATTGCTGAACCGATTGTAAGCTGTGGCGTGCCGCTATTTGGGCTAGTTTGTGGGCCATACACTGCAACAGATGCACCTGAGATATCACTAAACTTTGTGTCACCATCTTTTATGTTATCGGCTGCAATGTCATAACTGCCACGTCCAACACACATATAGGCATACTCAACCTCCTGATGGTCGATAAATTCTTTGTAGGGTAAATTTAGCAAGTCTGGTGTTGACCTAACTTTACCAAATATATCTGGAATACGTGCTAATATTCTTGCTTTGTTTTTCCTATCTGACAAACCATTATTTGGACTTTCAGTTTGTGTATTTCTTTGCGTTGGTGTTGGTGGCTTTGGCATAAGCAACAATGAAACGGCAACAGATGCGACTGCAAATATTACGCCTACTACCCATAAGGGTATGGTAATACCTGCAGGATACATGACAACTATAATTACACCATCAAGATTATTAAGTGTCTCTATTTGCTGCTCATTCGTTGGCGTAACGTCTTTATCAACACTAACTTCATTATGATAAATACGTGCATTATCTGGAAGCCTGTCATATCTTTCCATCAAGAAATCTGTCACATTACTTACGTGATGTACTGTCCATGTCTCTGGCTCTAACGCATTCTCTGCCAATATAACTTGCTTCAACATTTGTAATAACCCAACTTATTAAAACCCATACTGGCTATATGTAATGAAACATATTGCACGCCATGCTCACGTATATGTATCACTTTATCACGTATAAATACACCCACATGTGGCGCAACTCTACTACCTAACATTATAACTAGGCAGGGGCTTATAGGTCTGTCTAGTTTAATTAGTCTATGTCTCTTAGCCATATCGACTACACGTTTGCTTGGTGGCAATAGAAAGCCTGACAATGTGTCACCAATATCTTTACCTGTTTCTGCTAGATATACATCGCGTGCAAAATGAGCGCAATTATAGTTATTCTTGTCATAAGA